ATTCAGGGTGTCGACATTCAGACTAGTTTTTTTCGTCGGTTGGGCGACGGCAGGAATCGTCCGGACAGTGACAGACTCGGACAGGACAAAATCAACGGTTGTCCGGGTAACGGCCTTGACCTTGACCGGCTGCATCCATCCTGTCAGGGCGTTTTTGACGTTTGGTAACATCATTCGACCCTCCAGGTGATAGATTGTCGCAGTGTCCCGGTGTCAATCAACGGCGTCTGCTTTCCGCGCCTCTCTTTTGATTTCACCGTCGAGGGGGCCAATGGTGGCCACAATCCGTACCCGTTCGTTCGGAAGGCATCGGATGAATAATTCCGGGCCTTTACCCCGACCAAGCCCAGGGCTTTTCTGGCGTCGACATTTTGGCCTGTCACAAGGTCAAATTGTTTGGCGATGAATTTTGCCAGCTCCCTTCGGTGCCGTTCCATCGGCATCCGGAGCCAGGACCGACGGGGAACGCCTGCGCCGTATTCGTGGATAGCCCCTACCTCGATGACCGTCTGACCGCCAGGATAAACCCCGGACCCGGTACCTTCGGGCAGACCGACTTTGACCACCAAGCGCAGGGCATCATTGAGTTTTTTTTGGTAGTCTTCCATCGTTTTCAGCGTGTCGGTCGGCTTCATACGAAAAACGCCCTCCCGGCTGCCCTGGTTTGGGTCAGGAATAAATACCGTTGCCCGTATTTGGTGGCACCAAAAAACGCCGCAAGATTGGTCGAATCTGATTGCTGAGCGTAGGACTCAGAGACGCTTCCCACGGTCCGGCTGGCTGCAGACGGCATCGCTGCCGCACCCCCCGAATCAGCAGTCAGGAGGTGGGCAACGAGGTTTAGAATTATTTCACGGTTACAGTCGGAATACTGGCCACCGAAATAGCACGGCCACACTGACACCTGGGCATCGATGGTGGCATTATCCCAAGTCGAAAACTCGGGATAGCGCTGTTTCAGATCAGAAGCCAGACTCACGATGCCCCCCTAGACCTGCCGCAGGATGAATCCGCCCTTTTGCTGCAACAAATCGAAGCCCCCGATGCGGAACTTGGACTCGACCAGATAGGTAAACGGCGTCGGCTTGACGACTTCGCCGATGGTCAGTGGCAACGGGATCCGGATCTTTGCCACCTGCGGGCTATTGGAGACAAACAAGGCCACGTCCTTGTTGCTGGTTCCGATGCCTGCGGCGTGGTGCGATGCCAAGACCCTCAAGTTCAAGCTCGGATAATTTTTCAAAAGGGCGGTCAGTACGGTTTCGCCGGTTTCGGTCAGTCGCTCTTTTTGCATTTTGTTGACAACGTAAGGGCTGGTAATGATTACGTTTGCCATGTAACTACCAATGTTGTTCACCTGAGCATGCTGTGTCGCCAGGGTATTTGCGAACACGTCGTAGAGGTCATTACCGGTCTTGGCACTGTAATTGGTCGTGCTGCTGAAAGTGCCCCAGGTCGCATGGTCCAAGGCCACGTCAGCAATCATCTTGTCGATTGTTTGCTGATAGATTTCGTTGTGCGCCTCGATCAATCGTTGGGGCAGGTTGATCCCCTGAAGCTCGGCCTCGTGGATCTCGTCGTCGTCCCACTGCGATTCAGCAGACCAGGGGAAAACGTCAATCGTCGAATCTCGGCCTTCCAGGGTGATTTTGCCCTTACCATCGCTGCGGTCGCGCTGTTTCGCGAACGAACCGGCGGCAGTGTTCTGCAAGGACTGGATTTTCTGAACGTATCCCCCGGAATTATCCACCGTGAACCCGGCGTTCATGAAGGCCAAATCGGGATATTTCAGGGTGAAAATTTCCGGATCAACGTGGGTCAACATCCGACCCAGGACGATCCCCGAGGCAGCATCGGTGAATCCGCGCTGGTTGCCGGACTCCAAGAATTTCTCGATTGAATCGAGATTGAACAAATTGTTGTACTTTGTCGCCATTTTTTTTTCTCCGTTACTTGACCAAAATAAGCCAGACATTTTCAGCGACTTCACGAACGAACGTCGCATTGATCAACTCGTTTCCAGGCTCGGGCTCGGGATCTGGATCTGGATCGGGATCTGGATCGGGATCTGGATCGGGATCTGGATCGGGATCTGGATCGGGATCTGGATCGGGGTCCTCATGCTGGAATTCACAGGGCCCAATATCCCATTTTCCCCCATCGGGGGATGGCCGGGGGCGGCCCAGGATATCAACTGTCACCGTGGGGATATCCACACCCGCGTCAATGCAGGGGGAGTCCGGTTCCAGATCGCCGCCGTCACCCAGTTTGGGGTCCGTGGTAACGGTCCCGGCCTCGGCCCAGTTGCCAACAAATCCAGCGTTGCAGTCGTAGACGCAGTTGTTATTTGCCGTGACCGTGACGGCTCCGTCAATGGTCCCCACGGTCCCGAGGCCTATAAATATGTTGTTATTTACGTCAACATTGTTATACGGGGTTTTGATCGCCGTGACCAGTGTACTGGGTTCGCCCAAGCGCATAAACAGGTTGTGCGCAATCAGCCCGCCGGTGGCATTAACGCCGTCGGACAGGTCCAAAAACACTACATTTTTGTCACTCAGGAAAAACATGTTGTTGATTATGTCGAGCTGACCGCCCGTACCAGGAGTCGGCCCTTTGATGGCCAACAGTGTGTCAGCCTTTATGCTGCTGCGCTGAATATCAACGATAGTCTCGGGGCCGATTTGCGCGAACACCTCGGCAGTCTCAACATTCTCCATGTTGCAATCCAGCACCGTCAGGGATACCGCCTTGTCCAGTTTCAGTATTTTATCAGTTGTCCAGGGGCCGTCCGAGGCCTTGCAACTGTCCAATTTTAATACACTTCCAGGGGCCTTACCCACGGCAATCAACCAACCGGTCCCGGCGGTGGGTCGAAACCTCCACCCGTGGACCAGCAGGTCCACGGCGTGAGTGTCGCCACACGCGAAAAGGGGGAGGTCCTCTGCTTGGGATGCGGCAGGGGCCAGTGCAGGATTAGCTCCGTTGGCCACGTCAAATTGAATGTTGGCTGGGGCGCTGGAACCCATCGTCACAGGGGCTGCCGCGTAGGTCAGGAGGGTCGGTGCGATTATGCAGTTGTCGGCTGCTATGATCTTAATATAGTCCAAGGCTCCGAAATCAATCAATTCGTCGTAAATTCCATCATCGTCAATAGTGATGGTGGACCAATCACCGACCCCACCGCTGGTAGTGGCCGCAATGGCCGCTGCGATAGTGGTATAGGCTCCATCGTCACCGCTTTTTTTCACAATCAGGTGTGTTGCCATTAGTCACCTCCCTCGTCGTCACCGGACGCATCGGAGACTCGACCATCAGCGGTCACGTACAGTCGCGCCCCGACCTCTGGCAATCCCTCGACCGGGTCTGCCTCGACAGTGACCATGCCCTTGACCAAATAATCGACCAAGGGCGCATCGTCGGGATCGGTATCCACGGGCAGGGTCAAATCACGAAGGATAACCCCGGCTGGTGTGTCGTCGGCGGACTCCATTGGGACAAGTTTTCCGTTGGAAAATTTCGCAAATCGGCCCACTTTGGCCCCATCGTTTTCGGCAGTCAGGATGAGATTAGTGTTGCCGTAAGCCTCACCGGCCCCCTCGGGCGGTATCTCGGTTGTGATGTTATCGAATCTCGCCATAACCTACCCCACTTGGAGAAACCAGACATTTTTTTTAACTTCTCTGATAAATGTTGCGTTGATTTCAGTGTTTGCCGGACCAGCATCGGCCGCCTCGGCAACTCGCCCGTCAGGGGTCATAAACACCTTGGCCCCGACCGCCGGAAGGGTCGTGACGGGCAGTGCTTCGACAGAGGCGTTACCCTCGACCAAGTAATCTGTGATCGGGTATTCCTGCGAGGCCCCATCGACCGGGTCGGTAATCGAGCGCAACAGTACCCCGGCCCAGGCGTCATCTTTGCTAGTGATGGGGACTAGTTTACCGTTCGACATTTTCACGAAACGGCCTACAACCCCTTGATTATTAGGGGCAGACAGGATCGTATTGGTGTCCCCGAAAGCCTCGCCAGCGTCGCAAGGCCCGATGTCGGCTGTAAGATTATTAAACGCCATGATTACCACTCCTTGTTTTTCAGTTCTGCGAATTTGCCCATGTTACCCCGGCCAAAATCGGCGAAGGGCTTGGTTTCGGGCTGCCGCAGCATCTTAAACGCCACAGGCAGCTCTGCATCCTCGAACCTGACCCCGGCATGTTGGGTGGCGATCGCATCCCGCATGATCTGGTTGCCAGTTTTGTCAGCAAATTTGTAGTCGGTCGGCAAGAACTGTCTCGCCCGATCGATGATAGCCAGGGTGGTGGCCACTTGTTCAGTCGTCGCCTTGGTCACCGCATCCTGAAAACGAGCTTCCAGGGCCGCAGAATCTTTGACTTTTTTGCTGTCCTTGGCCCTTTCCTTGTCATCTTCGTCTTTGTCTTCGTCTTTGTCTTCGTCTTTGGCCTTCGGTTTGCCAGCCGGGTCAATCAATTTTTGGATTTGTTCCTTAATTTCTTCGATTTCCTCGGCCTTGAATTTGCCCAACAATTCGACTACCTCGGCCGCTGTCGGGGCGTCGGTTATTTTCGCTAAAAATTCTTTCTTCTGTTCGTCGGTGAACTTCCCGACGGCCTCGATCATTTTTGCCATATCCATTTCGTTTGACTCCTTTTTTGCGGATTTGTCCAAAAACCGGCAGCCGCTTCCGCAGCGACCGGTGTCAACGACCGCTAGATGATGCGGTCGAATGTCCACTTGGCGAAAATCGTACTTGTCATCTTCGATGAGCCGGGCTTCATAACCCAGCGATAATTCCCGCTTGTCCGTGAGTGTGGCCAGAAAGTCCGACTGCACCTCCAGGGTATTCTTGATTGCGAGGTGCGACGCTTCGCCGTCGGTGAAGTCGATCACCTCGGCAGACACAACCGAACCAATCGATCGTTTGACCTTCGGGCCTACCTCGACGTGTTCATCAGTGAGGGGGAGTCCAGCCATTTTTTCTGCGGCGCGTGCGATTTGTGCGGGGGACCGATAGACCTTGAAGATTTTATTTGCAGGTTCCAGACCGAGCTCATGCCCGAAATATTCCAGGACGCCATCACGCACTGATACGGCGGTTTTTTGCTCGACGTCAAAAGTTACTGCATCGAAAAAATGGCCGGAAATAATGGACTGTGCCATTTTGCCTCCCCTTGTCTTATATTAATACAGATATAGAAAGTTCCTGTCAACATTATTTTTTCATTCTGGAATCACGGCGTAGGAATCACAGCGGCAATTGAAGTCGAGGCCAGGGTAAAGATATTCGCCATCGACGCTGGAATAGCAGCCCTCATCGAGCCGGTATCGTTTGCCGTCACGGTCAGCGTGGCTTGGTCGGACGGTGTCATCTCCGGATGTGGACCAAATCGCCTCCTCGATGCCCAGGCGTTGCTGACGGATTTTATTTGCCAGACCGTTGAAGTTCCCAATCTGGTTCCGGGCGAGCCAAGACGCATTGCGCAACCGCTTGGCCTCGAGGACGGAATAAGTCGTCTCGATGTAGGCCAGGTCCCGGCCCTCGGCCATCAGGTGCAGGGTATGCTCCAGGGACTCCTGAAGGGCCTTGTCACGGAGTGATTGAATCCACATTACCGTCTCGTTGATCAGGGCGTTGATCTCCCAGGTGGCACCGTCGGCCTTTATCAGATTCTTGGTGTCGATACCCAGGACCGGGGAAACAGCCCGGTAAAACGTGGCCTTGTTGTACAGGTCGGCCTTTTGCAGGATTTCAGCGACCGTTTCTTGGATTCGCTCGTCTGATAACTGAGCAAGGATTCGCCGCTTGACATTGGCCGCTTTTTTTTGCGCCTCGACTGCCCAATTATCGTCGGTGAGAGTCAACATTTTTGCGGCGGCTTCGGAGTCGGCAAATTTGGCAATCTCGGATTTGGTCAGTGAAAACACGTTATTTCGCCAGCGATTGAACACCTGCCGAACCATAAATTCGCAGAACCGGACAAGGGCCGCTTCCTGGGCCTTCGGGGGTGCTGGCATGCGGACCAGTTTTTCACCCCGGTTAAGTTTCGGTCGTTTTTTTGCCATCATCGAACCCCGGGAATTCAGCGTCTAAATCCTCTTCCTGCAAGATCGTCTTGTCCACCAAATAGCGGCGGTGGTCTTCACCCATGTTGAATAATTTTCCGGCGTTGTCAATAACCTTGCCCTCGTATTCGATCTGCTGGGCCGGTGTGCCTTCCTTGGTTTTCGGGAATTCGGCCGGTGGTTGACCCAGGATCGCCAACAGTTCGTTGATCGGGTCAATCAGGAAGGATTTGGTGCGATTGAATGTCCGTTGTAGTGTGTTTTGTTCCTGCGTTCCGGCAGAATTCAACCCCTCGACCGCCTGACCAACAAGCATTGGCACCGGGATACCCGTGACCATTGCCAATCGTTGCAGGGTCAACCTGGACACGTTGGCGACGTCTGACAGCGTTTGAGACACGGACACAACGTCATCTTCACTGTCGATTATCCCGTCACCGTATATCGAGCGGAGGTCTGCAAGGGCCGAGTAATACTTAATCAAGTCCTTGTCGCGGTTGGCCGCCAGGGCCTCCTTGAACCCCTTGATTTTATGAAAAACCGTTGAATTCTTCTCGATTATCGCCGACCCGGCCCGTTGGACGATTTGGTCGTTGACGATTTCGTTACGGATTAACTCAAGTTCCGAAATTCCGCCGAAATTATACACCTGGGCTTCGCTGCTTGGAGGTTCGACGTAGCGAAAATCCACCAAGTGCGACCAATGAATAGACTGATTCCGGACTCGGTACGTCGTCGGTAGATCAAAGCGTTCGTCGAACAAATCATCCACCGGGTCACTGGCCGTTACGTCGGAACCGGGGAAAACGACCAAACGGACCTTGTCGGGATTGACTCGGCCTCGCCGGGGCTTGGTCAGGTCAACCCCAGGCTGTGCTACCAGGACAACAGCTCGACCGTAGCCCAGCATGTACCGACAGGCCTCACGGACTAAGACATCGAGCCGGTCGAGGTAAAACTTTTCAGCCGTGTCAGACTCGAAGACCAGGGTATCGTCCAAGGCCCCGGTCGTTTTGATGTCGATTATTTGCTGGCAGACACCCAGTTTGTTCAGCTGCTGTAGCTCGGAATTTGATACACGCGGGGCATTGACGATGTTGGTGGCAATCCCTGATCTGCGTTGGGCAAGTTGGTTTCTGACGTTGATTAAGCCGTCTTCAAAAGTGCTCATAACAACTCCTTGTAATTCCATGTCGTCCCAAGTTCATTATACGCCCTCGAGCAGGCGTCCACAATGTCGTCATGTTTGCCGAAGGGAAAACTCCGCAATTCATCGAGTAGTGCCTCGTTCCATGATGCCCGCAACATTCTCACGTTACCGACGTTGACCTGGGCGGCGAACGGTTCCGCCCGGGTGGCCTTGTCGCCGGTTTCCCGACTGAACGAAAACGAAAGGCCCTGCAATTTTTTGGATAGGTAGTTCATCTGCGCGACGCCGGCTTGGCCGGGGTCCTGGGGTATCGACTGTCGGCAACCGTCAAGCTGGGCAGTCTGCACAATCAACCGTTCAACATCCTCCGGCCCTCCCTGGGTGCGTTGCAAATCCGCAATATAGGTCACGTCGTCTTTTTGACCGAGTTTGGCCCCGACGGTCCAGTCGCCGTCTTTCCGGGTGGCGGCCAAATCCCAACCCCTGACCCAGGTTATCCCGTGCGGCAGGGCGTGGACAATTTCGATGTTTTGCGGCTTGAACATATTGCCATCCTCGACTACCGGCCGTTGTTGGTACAGGCTAGCCCAGGATGCGGCCCCTCGTTCGGCCTGGCGTTCCAAGAGGAAGTCCAGTGACTTAAATTCCGGAAACAAAGCTTCACCGGCCCGGCGGTATTCGTCGTCGGTTTCTGCGATTGCCGGGAATCGGATCAAGGTCACATCGTCACGATTGGCTAGTAACCGC